AAATATAATTGTTTGATTGTTGTTAGTCGCGGATACAGATCTAACTGTTCCTGCTGCAACAAATGAAGACGCTTGTGAATATCCAACAGGGAATGTTGCTCCCGCGTAGGTGCTTCCTCGATTGACCATGAATCTTAATCTTGTAGCTGCAACTAAATCAGGATCAAGTATTTCTCCATTTGCTGATGTATTTATAAAAGTATAACTAGATGGAACAGTTATTCCACTAAAGAAATAATTTGCAACATAAATTGGAGGAATATTTTGTAAGGTGTAATTATTTGTAGTTGGAGTTACAGATGGATCAAAGTATCCAGTTATATTCACATCTAGGATGCCTTGCCCTCGGAAAGACAATTCAGGAATAAACCATCTAGCGATTTCTCCATAAGCACTAGTACCAGTCCAAAGGTCGGAGTTGCCTTGGCCTTCTACTTCCCCTCCTGTTTCTCCTGTTCCATATTGACTAACATATGCTAATTTTACAAAATCAGGACGATAATACCTAGCCCCCCACTCAACAGAATCGACCTTGGCCGTTAGTTCTGCAATGTCCGATGCTTTTAAGAAAGTATCGCTTGCAGCCCAAGAGTTTCCATAATACACAAGAGCGGCTCCAGCAACGGGGCTGATATTTATTGCACTTCCTAAAAGTGCGCTAGCATTGTACATTGCGTTTGGGTCAGGCATAAATTCCTCACTACTAAAAAAAGATTCAAATGTTTTTTTTTGATCCCCAGTTGCTAAGTCAACTTCGTAATTGAAATCCTCTATTTTTCCCGTGGAGGTCATCAAGAATTTTGGGCTAGGTATGTATGTACTAGCATGGATCTTGAATATTCTCCGGAGAAGTCTGTCTTCTCTATCGGCAGCTATTTGTTGAGAATCTTGTGCTTCTTCTTTTATAAATAATTTTATATTGGTTGCAAAAGGAGTCACTAGTTCTACATCAGGGTTAAACAAATAATGTATTTGTTCTGTTAATTGATCTAGATCCCCCTTATACTTACACCAAACAGTTACTTCATATTCTATTTCAATTGGAACAGGAACTAAACTTACTATTCGAATGGCTCTGTTTTTTACAGGATCCCATTGTTTTTCTGATACTATGAGCGGCTTATACCTTTGCCTCTTAGAATCTCTATTGCTATTAGGTTGATCAATTGATATAATTGGCAAAATTAAGTTAGTATCCTCTGTTAATTTTGCCACCGCACGCTCTTGCGTTCCATGGAGACAAGTTACTTCTTGTATTTTGTCTTCCCCGTCTAAAATAGAAAAGCCAGAAAACGCATGGAGAACACTCCTAAGGAGTTCTTTATAAACCAAAGAAATGTTTGAAGATCTAGATATTGATCTAGCTATTAATTCCCGAGCAACATCATTAGCGGATTTACCAAAAGAGGATGTTGTTAGCGAGTTGAATGATGACCCGGAATAATATTCGCTAAAATCAATAGCCATCTATATCCCTCTTTCCTACTGGTGGTGCAACATTCTTTTTTGGCATATCCTGTATGTCTTCCGAATCGCGGAGAACCTTTGCTGTGCAGACATAGTGATACACTCCATATGCTTCGAAGCTGTCTTCTTGAACTTCGAATATTTCATATTTAACATTTTGGAAGTGTGGGTGAACAACATCTCCGGCAATCGGAGGTCTTCCCAACTTTTTATCTAAATATGATTTATTGAATGTAAATAATTGATCACTTGTAATATTTATACCAAATTGATTTAATGGTTCTTCTATAACTTTTGGGTCATAGTGACCATATACTATGATAGCATTTGGACTTATCGGTTTATTTTTTTGTTCTAGGTATACCTGATCAAATTCATTTGATTGAATAAACTTGTAATAGTTTATTTTTGACCCAGATAACCGAATATTTTCTTCATCAACTAAATTAAATAAATTTATGTCTGGGTTACCTCTGTCAAATAAACTTAATTCGCTATCGTTCGTGACGATTTCGATTTCTGGAATATTGACATTAGTTTTAAAATTCTTTTTCATCAGTATAATGTAAAGCTTGGCGGTTCTTCGAATTCAGATAATAATTGTTTTTCCAACAACTCCAGTTCTCTTTCACTTTGTTGAGCTAATACATCGCCATTCAACTGAGCGCCTCCCCCGGGACCGGGAAGAGTTTTATACTTGCCTCTGACTTGAGCAAGAACCCCTTTGGCTAATGCTAAAGCATATTTCTGTATAAAAACCTTGTATGCTGGGTGAATCGTATCGGAATTTATGGCTCTATATTGAACGATTACGGATTGGTCTGTCGTTGCTGGGACAGGATAAATTTGTAGGTATTTATTATCGATTATATCAAATGAACCATCTTGTCCTAGGATTTTTCTCATCATCTCCAAGCTAATCTGTAATAAATTAAATTCTCCAATGCTAAAGTCATTGAATAAGAAATTTTGTTGGAAATATTTTAAAAAGTAATCCTGTTCCAGAGATTGCCCCATGCCGGGGATTCCAATCAAGTCTTTTTTGTACACTACATATTGGACATTATCCAAAACATATCTAGGAAGTTCATAAATATTTACTCCCGCAGTCGTTTTAAATGATATAAATTGAGTGGCCCAAAAAGGAGCGTGATTCGCCAGCTTAGTTACTGCTTCATCAATTACGGATTTAATTTGAAAATCACTAAGTTCCACTCGGACAACAGGATATCCAAGTCTTCCAAGAATGTAAGATTTAATTGATTCTTCAAATTTACTAAATTCTATCGAATCTTGAAGAGTGGTATTATTTAACTCTTCATACTTTATTTCTCCATTAGGTTTAGAAGTATCGACTAAATCCCCGTGCGGGATTGCAAAACTATTCCCGTAAGTGTCTATTTCAGGTTTAATTATTCTTCCCATGGGCAACCTCTAGGAGTATATAGCTAAAAAGAGGAACCCGAGAGATTTTATTTTCTCCCGGGTTCCAACCGTCATTTAGTTAAGATCAGTACTTATTGAAAGCCTTAACGAATGGTGTGAAGAGGTAGGTCGCAGTTGGGCCAGCGAATCTTATGATTCTGTAGAATCTGCTAGCTGGTTGGACCGCTGCCTTAGCATAACGAGTCAAGATACCCTTTCTTGGTTGGAAGGTTTCAGGATCCGTGATGGTGGGTAGAGCTTCGATTGGGATGTATGGGCAGTAAACGAATCCACCGTCCATGGGGCTTCCACCCTTGTATCCCATTAGAATTTCGTCCTCTGGGTAGAGGGGGTCAATGAAAACATCGTACTTACCAGCAAACTTGCCACGATACTCAATCTTGTTGGCACCCATGTTGGTAATACCATCAGTCTTGGGACCTATGCCACCTTCTAGCTTGGAAGCGGATTCAAGCATTGCACCAATGAGAGGTGAAGTAATGATCCAGTTGCCGGGGCCACGGTGAGTGGTCTTGTAGATATCTTGTGAAGCAAAGTTCATGATTGCAAGCAAGTTGGCATAGAGATGACCCGCATGCTGAGGAGCGAATGGCATTGCTGATGAAGTAAAGTCAACAACAAAGATATTGCTCTTAGAGGTATCTGTGTTGCTCTGTTCTCCAAAGTTGCTTCCGGGCAGACCTTTTTGATCAAAGGTGAATGACGCTGGAGTAAAGCCTGTCGCAGGATCATTACCTGTTGGCGACTTGCCACCAATCGAATCAAAGTTGTTGGAATTGGTTTGATTGTCTAGGGAATCAGGATACCATCCACCAATTTGACCATTTACACCAGCAGCGGAAACATTGTAAGCTAAACCACGAATGTCCTCGATTAGCTCACGGTCAATTTCTAGCTCCAATTCCTTGGACATTAAATCCGTTAGCTCGCGTTCAAGATCAAGGTTATGGTAAGCCTTGAGATCTTGGCTAGCTTCAATTGTCCAAAGAGCACGCATCTTCTTCGTGCGTGCAACGACTGGTTGCTGCTGGATGCTAATGTTTAGCTCTGGAATTCCAGTGCCAGTTAGTTTTTCGCCAGCGGAAACCGACCAACCCATCATCGTTGTTGAGGTAGGCCAGAATGCTATCTTACCACCGTAAGTGGTTGAGGCAGAACCTCTTGCAGCACCGTAGAATGCGGAAACATCAGCAGGAGTTGCTGGGTCGTCGAGTAAAACAGGACCCTGTGAACCTATTGGGCTAGTGGTTAAACCCTTGTAGGTCAACTGGTACTTGCTGTAGAGAGGATCGACTGTGTCCCCATATTGACGAGCCGAACCGAGATAGAAGATCTGTGAAACTGGGCCTTCCATCGGCTGAACTGAACCAATCTTGTTGAAGATTAGCTCAGGGAATACTCTACGAACGAGTGGGAATGCAAACTTTTGGAAAGTACCCAAACGGCCAGTGGTTGTGGCACCGGGGGATACATCTTCGTTCATTTGTTGAGCAACGATACTCTTAGCTTGGTTTTCAAGAAGAACAGCAGTCACTTTAGCTGTGTAAGGGTCACTAATGCCTTCTAGTACAGGTGACCACTTCTCAACTAGTCTGCTATGATTAGGATTAACTAATTCAGACATAATTTACCTCATTTGGTATTTTTTGGCATTAGGGCCATTACACTCTCAGTCAAAAACTGGTTGTTTACCTTAGACTCTTTTTTGACTGGAGTATTTTCCATCTCTTCGGCAATTATAACTGCCTTTTCAGATGACCTGAAGTCGAGATCGTTTTGTTCTACCAATTCTGTTATCTCGGACTCTAGGTGTGCTGTTTGTTCTTCCAAGTTCTTGTTTTTCTTGGATAGAATCTTTATTGTTCTTTCGAGTTTTTGAATCTGATTTGAAGCTGAATTTAATTCTTCGATTAGGACTTTGTTCTCCTCTTCGACTTCAGATTGCTCGCGCACTGCTGCGGCGACTGCGTTAGACTCGTCTTTTTCTGTTAGCTCAAGTGCCATCAAGGACTTGATGCTTTCAAACAATTGAGCATTGCGATAAACTTCGCTTTCCTCTTGTAGCTCCTTCAAAGCGTGTTCCTTGATGGATTGAATTTCCATGCGAAGGAATCCCTTCACCTTGGCTTCTAATAGTTTAACTCTTTGGTTTACTTCTTCCTTAATTACTGAATCAACTAACTCAGCAATCTGGGAAACAGTTTCTTCTGTTAAACCTTCAGGAAGTAACTCTGCTATTGATTTTATTTCTGCCATAAATACTCCTAGGATCTATACTTATCTAATAAGGTTAAATTAAAAACCTTAGATTTTTTTATTTTTTGTAACGATTGACTAGTTTTTCGATTTCTCTAGCCAATGATTCGGCTTTACTTATCTCTTCTATGTTTACATCTTCTATGATTTCTTCGGGCTTATACTTTAAATCTAACTTATTTTTAAGTAGAGTTATAAAGACATTCTCGCGTATAGCTTGCTGCTTTGTCTTCTGCTTTAATAATAGTGTCGATTCCGAAACACTTGGGAAAGCTCCTCTTGTGCTTGGGTCAGCAACTAGGTCGAAGGTCACCATTTTGTAATCTTCTTGAACTTCTTGCTTGCCGGGGGTATCTTCGCACTCTTTTAAGCTACCAAGACCACGGCTAGATATTCCAATTTTAACTCCGTCCTTGAGTAGCTGTTGAGCTACCTTGCCTGCGGGAGTATTAAGTAATTCCGCTTCCCCGATAAGTTTATTTCCATCCCAACCAAGTTTAGTGATTAGGTGAGACACATTGGTTAATTTAACTGAGGTATATTCAGGGTGATCTAACTCGCCAAGAAGTCTGCGCTCGCTAACCATTGGCATGAGCTTGTTCATCTCACGCTCAAGCAAGGTTTTCTTGTAGCGACGATTGTTATTATTAAACTCATCGGCTCTACCGAAAATGCCTGCCACGCGAACCAAGCCATTACCTGACTTGGATTCATTGATTATGCGGACTGAATCCGTACCGAAAAAGTCTGTTAATAGGTTCATTTTGGATTTACGCCTCTGCCGGGCTTGCCTGTTTTAGTTGTTGGATCACTTCCAGCCTTGCCAGCCCTTTGAGCAGGAGTCGGATTTGATGACACAAAACCTTTTCCTGTTCTGCTTGCTTCTTTATGTATCCATGCTTGAGCTTTTTTATGCCCACCTGATCTACCTAACTTTACAGCATGTTTCATCTGCTTAGGTGATAGATATGTGCTGTCTTTGTTAG